AGAGCCTGTAGAAACTCGGGGTTTCCCAAGACGTGCTGGCGTATCATCGGCCAGAGGTTTGGCAATTTTGAAATGAAATCAAGAGTCTCAAATTTACAATCATCATTTTCATCATAATTCTTTCGGAAAGGAACCAAGTTGGCGTCCATCTTGCCCATTTCCTCTGTGAACCGTCTGACTATGTGCCGTTGTTCAATAGAGGTCATTTGCATGTTAAATACATAGACGTGATAGTGGTTCAGAACATCCACACCATCCTCCACGTCACTTGGTTCTGGGGTGTCGGTCGAAAACTTGAAGTAGGCGTAGGAGCCGCGCTTCAGGTTTATGATTCCTCGTGTTTCTTCTTCGAGTTCACGAACGGCACAACGAAGTGGGTTGTAAATCTCGCGTCGGCGACACCCGCCTGTGACGAAGGTCCATTCACGGTACCTTCTGTCGTGTACGATGAGAAAGTGCGGAACATCATTCACTAGGGTGACGGGTATGGCGATTGCTTTGTGCCTCTCGCGAGGGACTCGGGGCGTCGTCATGACGACCCTCTGATATTTCCGGATCAAAAAAGTCGCGGAGATTTCCCGTACGTGGGCTGTACGTTATCAAAAATAGGAGACCCACAAGAAGAACCCAGTGCCAGAGTTGCATCGCTGATATATAATTTTTTAATAAAATGACCTAGGTACCGTGCTATATGCAAAACGCCGCTTAATTACTGTAAAGCACTGAACCCAAACCGTTCTGGATGCGCAGAACGTTAAATCCTATGGCATACAAATACGTGCTCTTGATCAGGTCGCCGATGGTGATGGTGGGGGGAACGACGATGCGGTACGTGTCGAGGCGGGAGAAGTTCAGGGTGCCGGTGGGCTGGAGCTTGGAGGTGTCCAGGCAGTAGCTGATGATGCCGACCTGGGCAACACCAGCATTGACGCCGTTGGGCTGGTAGCCGAATGGCGTGTTGTAATACTGGGGAAGATCCACAAAGGCGGGCAGGTGGCGGAACTCACCGATGTCCGTGCCGTTCACCTGGGTCTTGAGCATGTAATCCTTGACGGTGACGGATCCAGCACCGACGGCGCCATAGGTGGTGCCATACGAGGCGGTCGAGAAGGCCAGGAACTTGACGGGCTGGGCCAGAGCCAGCTCCTGCATCGTCTGGGAGCCCAGAACGATCGTGCGCTGTACCTGGGTGATCAGCAGGTCCTGGGGCGTGTTGGCGAAGTAATCGCGCTCCGTCTGGTCGAGGTACGTGAAGTTGGCCCAGCAGATGTACTGCAGGGCGTTGTAGTTGGCGGCGTTGGCGGCGCCGGCGAAGTTGGTCACGGCCGCCAGGTTGGTCGACCAGGTGATGCGCATCTCCACGTCGTGGAACTGCAGAGCAACCAGGGGCAGGGACACGGACCAGTCCTTGTTGAAGAAAAACTTGAGTGGGTAAAAGCCGGCGATTGAGTTATTCGCATACAGGTTGTTGCCGGCATTGCCGATCAGCAGACGCTGGCTGTAGTTCTGGGCGCCGACGACTGGCTCGATCTGGGTCGAGTAAACGACATCCTGGGTGTCGATAACCTGGCCGCCGATCATGAACTCCACCTTGTTGATGACGTTCGACCAGTTGGTGACGGACACCAGGGAACCGTTACCGTCACGAGCCGTCAGGTACACGTAGTTGAGCAGGTCACCCTTCTTCTCGAAACGGATGGTGGAGATACCGCCGGCGATGGGGGCGCCCTGGATCACCTGACGCTCCACTGAGCTGGCGTAGTGGGTATAACGCCGGTAGTTGGAGCGGAAAAAGGAAACCTCGGGCTTGCCCGTCAGCCAAGCGTCCTGAGCACCAGTTGCGACAAGTTGAACGATACCACCGCTCATTTTACAATTGGTCTAGATTATTTTACACCGCTGACAACGGCGGGAGGGCGATCGGATTTTTCTCGAGCTGCTGGATGGCCACGTCGAGGCACTTTGACGAAGCCAAGGGATTGAGGTTGTCCTTTTTCTCAACAAATCTGTAAAACTCTGGGCCCAGATAGTTCTGGAACCGGGCACCGTTCATGTGAGAGACGGGCACCGGCTTGGACTCGGATCGGAGGTTCGTCATGGCGCCCACCTGGTTGACCGGGTCATTACGGACGTTCATCCCGCCGGCGTTTCCTGCGCGATCTGGGTTGGAGCGGTTGTCGCTCACGCGCGTCAGGGACTTGTTGGTGTAAGCACCGGCTGAGCCACCCTCGGCATACGGCTGAGATACGTTGTACTGTGCTGGACCCATGGACAGCGTGTCATTGCGCGTCGTCTGCTCGTCACGAATGGTGCTCCGGGCCGTCTTGAGAAACTCTGGCCGACCCTCGGCACCGGTGACGGGGCCGCCCTGACCCTGGGCACGACCCTGGGCGGGATCACGGTGCCACGCCTTGGTGTCCTTGGCCTGATGAGTAACCTCACCGATGCCACCGGCGCCACCGCTCTTGACGAAATAAGCAGCTGGACCGTTGCGACCCTCGAGCGTCGTGAGGCGCTCCTCATTGATGTTGTTGGGCAACACACGGAAGTACTGGTGGAAACCACCGGCCGCATCCACGTTGGAGTCGACACCCAGACCTGGACCGACACGACGGCGCTCGATTGGCTGGAGGTTGTTCATCTTGTTCGTCACATACTGGCGATTAGACAGGTCATAAACGGGCTGACCAAATGGAGAGCGACCCGCGGTTGGCACGGTGTCCTGAAGATTCTCAACCGCGTGCTTTGGCTCGAGGCGCCAGTCGCCGATGCGACGTCCGAGATTGGGCGTCATGACGCGCAGATCAAAGGCGTCCTTGGAGTGATCACGAGCATTCGCAGCGAGGTCGATGTCACGACGGGTAATTGGCCGAGTGGTTGGCAGTGGTTTGCGTCCCTGGGGCTCTTCCTGGCCATCCGAGAGACGCTTACCGGCAAACACAAGACCGACGACGGCGGCCAAACTCAAAGGGTCCATCGCTAGTTATGTTTAGGTACTATTTTTTTTACTTCTTCGCGCTGTGGTAACGCTGAACAAAACGATTATTCTGGTCATCGGCATACGTGCTGATGGGGTCCCAAGACATGACACGCTGTGGGATGGTCACGTAGCTATTGGGGAAGTCGTATGACTGCTCGGACCAGCCCTTTTTCCACGCCGTGGTCGTCTGCTCACGCAGGTACGAACTGGCGTCGGCCAGGTCTGCGAGAACGACGGTCGCCGGCCCCATGTGAACGTTGGGCTGGAGAATAACGGGAGCCGCATCAAGACGTGGCATTCTTAATTTTAGTTGCGAAAAAAACCAGGCTTACCGACCGTTGCCTCCACGCATCTGTGTACGCTCTGGGAAATGGAACTGTGAATTATCTGGATCGCACGCCCGACCGCCCTGGTCCTTGCACATGGGGGCAAACTGCTTGCCGTATGCGGCGGTTGCGAAAGCGTTCTGGTCGTTGGGAATCGTCGAAGATGCCGTAGTGTAAAAGTTGCGCTCGGCATCGCGAACGCGCTCGAAAGGGTGTATGGTGCTCCACGCCGCCTGGACGTCGGCGCGGACGCTGGGGTACCAAGCCGCTGGTGGGCGGTCTGGATTTTCGGTGTATTCGCTCATCAACACGTTGCCCATAGGGTTGGTGACGGACGGAAGCGTCACCTCGTCGCGCAAAAGGCTGGGGGAGCGACCATCACCGTAGGCTGGGCGAAGGAGGCCGTCCGAAATGAGATTCGAGCTCCACATGTAATAAAGAACACCGAACGCCAGTGCGCCTAGTGCAAAAATGCGAGGGTCGCGGTTGATAAGGTAAACTATGATTGTCGCATAAAGAATGAAACGGGTCGTCGCCATGACCCGCTCCTTTGCCGACTGCTTTGCAGTTGGCCAGAAATTCATAAGCTCACTGGTCTTGAAAATATCCTTCACGTCCATCTGTTATTCACCGAGAAATCTTTTTCGTGGGCTTCTGTTTCTTCTTGGGCGTCTGCCGGGGGGCTGGAGCGCCTACGCCACCCAGCATCGCGGCGAAAGGGTTCGCACCGCCACCACCGCCGCCGAGCATCTGGGACAACATGCTGTTCATACCCGCCATGAGAGAAGCCTCGTCAACCTGACCATCTGGACTCTTTTTCATATTTTTCGCACAATTCTCCGCGGCCGCCTCGATCATGCTCAGCGTCTCTGGGGGGAACATGTTGATGGTGGTGCCGAGCATGTACAGAGTCTGGAAGTACTGCCAGATGGCCGCCTTGGTCCCGTCGGTGCACTCCGCAGTCTTCCAAATCTCGTGAAGGTTCAGGTTGACCGCAACCGTATTGGTGTCGCAAAAGAACGCGGCGTCCTTGGCCATCATCTGATTCGTCCATGGGGTGATGTCACGCATAAATTTATCAAAAGATTCGCGCGTTCCGGGAGGGGCGGCCTGGGCCTCCTTGATTTTAGGCTCGTCGGGGAAGGTCTGCGCGAGTTCACCGAGGAACTGACCCAACATCTCATTGAACGCTGAGAGGGTGGTCATTTACATTTAAAATAGAACGTTTTCCTTAAGTTAGAATGGTTCTCTCATTAATGGCTCGTGGGACCCCTGCCCTTGGCTGATAATAAAGTAAACCAAAAGACCGACCAAGAAAGCATTCTTGAAATAGTCCGAGTTTTTCACCTTGCCCTCGTTGTTCATCTTCGCCTTGACGAACACGTAGGCCATGACCGCCGCTGCTGCGATGATGGCTGCACTAAAAGGCTCTTTGAAGTAGTGCTCCATCTAGTACTTTACAACATCTTATTTAATAGATTTACACGCCAATCTTCTGAATCTTCATAGGGGCGTCGTCGAAGAGCGTCTGTTCTGGGAGGGCCGGAGTGCCTCCCGGTGTGGCGCCGGGCACTTCTGGCGGCGTGAGGCCATCGGAAGCAGTTACCATGTTGTCCACGCCCCCTGGAGTCTTGCCAATCTCCATGCCGTTGCCACCTCCTCCGCTCGTTCCCGCTACATCGTCTGAAGTGGGCATAGCCTGCATTTCATCAATATCTGGAACGTCATCGTCGCCGTCCTGCTCGGGATCCTCCTCGTCTTGATTCATGTCGAGGTCCGCCCCCGCCTCGGGCATGGGAAGGTACGTGTTCAGAATCTCTGCCGTCGGCACGAGATCCTCGATGACGAGGCAGATGTGCTTGTGAAAGCGCTTGTTGAGATCCTCGTCGCGCTCAGACTCGCTGTTGTTCTCGCTGATGATGAAAGGGCTCTCGTACAGGTCCTTGGCGCAGGCCTCGTAGCACCGCTGGACGAACACGTCGTTCGCCGGGAGCTTGATGCTGATCTTCTTGGACTTGCGGTCGGTTCTGATGGCGCTCAGAATCTTGACGTGAATCACAAACACGGCCGCGAGGAGGTTCGGGAACAGAGATTGGTTCTTCATGATAGCCTCTGTATTTTTGAGTGAAATTGAAGAGTTCCACGTCTTGACGCCACGCAGAAGCTCCTGGAAGACCCGCGTCGTGTTCTTGCCCTGGGACTCCTTCTTGGCCTCGAGCCAAATCTCCCAAAAGGCCTCGATCATCACGGGGATCATGGCATCGCACAGTTTCTTGGTGAAGCGGCGCTCGGACTCGTTGAGGATATCCATCGTTAATACATTCGAAGAATTATTAACTGCGAAGCGGACGCGATACTACTTCTTAATTATCCTCAACTTCTGTGCCGTCTTTTGAAGGTTCACGAGGCTCGGCAAGAACACGCCAGGATCAGCCTCCTCTTGCTCCTCTTCGGAGCGCTCGCTTGTCTTTCGCCATGTCACTTTGAGGTCCAGGGGTCCCACGAGTTCGACTTTGTAGCCGAGGCGTCCCAACTGCCGTGACATGTAGACGACCGTAACCGCTAGGTCGTATTTGGGGTATCCGACCAAAAACGAAGGGATGGTCAGGATCGCCTCTTTTCTACCCAGTTCTACAGAGTGTTTAATTTTCCTGGAAAATTGTTCAAGCAAAGCTTTATAGTATTCCTTTTTCGCAGCCCCCTTTTTCTTTTCGGCCGCCATCATTTCTTTGGCGGAAGCAATTTCCATCTATAATTCACTTTTAATAAGATGGGGACGGCCCTGGCGCGGGTGACCCGCTCGCCAGTTCACGGGGAGTGCCGATCAGGCCGCCGGGCGTACCCTTGTTCGCCTTGAGAGCATCCTTCAGCTGCTGATCGAGATTCGACTCTATGACATCATACGACTGGTACTTGTCGGGTTTGTAGCCTGGGTTGGCAGAGTCACCGGTGACGGCCGTCTCGGTTTGGCTCAGAATCTGAACGGAACCATCCGTCCCGACATTCGCACTGACGTCGTATTGGGTACCAAAATAACCCTCGGTGTTGAAGAACATGAACCGAGCGTCATATTTACCCTCACCCCGGCTCTTGATGTAGAGGGTTTCCAGGGGGTAAGTTGCGGGAAGCCGCTTCTGGACCTGCTCGATGATGACCTGTGTAACGTCAGGGGACACGGGGGCGTCGCTGGGACCGAGGGACGAAGGACTCGCCTCGGCGGAGTAACCAGCCCCCTGTCGGCCGTTCCAAATTAGAAAAAGAATTAACGCAACCAGCAACAGTATGATCAGGTCCTTCATTACCATTTACTGCGAAAAAATATTGATTGAAAAAAACTCTGTAAATTTAAATGGCCTTACTGGTCTACTCTGATAAATGCAAATGGTCTCAAGATATTCTATTGTACATCAAGACACAGCCGGCCCTCCTTGAGATTGTTAGATTTTGGAATGTAAATGATCAGGGTATACCGTCCAAGAAAGTCACTCGCGTCCCGACCCTCGTCACAAATGACGGAAAGATGCTGGTGGGCAAAGAGGTTCAGGCGTGGCTGGAGTCCATGGTGCCGTGCGACTTTGAGTCGTGGGAAAATGGCGCAGGAGCCAACCTCGACGGAACAGACAATCCAGATATGTTCGAGATAGAACGTTACGGAGAATCCCTGCAGCCCCGCCTGACTCCCGAACTTGAAGCGCGGATCGGTGGCGACGTCCAGGACGCCTTCCAGAACGTGGGACAGCGTTAAAGAATTGCCACCCCTTGAAAACAAGAATGCATCTGAAGACGATTCAGGCTTCGGCCCTGAAGTCGGTCTTCGAGGTGCTCAAGGATATCATCAACGACGTCAATGTGTATTTCACAGCCACTGGAATCCACATTTTGACCCTGGATACAGCGCGCGTCACACTCGTGCATATGAACTTGGCGGCCGACAACTTTGAGGAGTACGAGTGCGCGACTGATGTCACCGCCGGACTCAACATGTCCAACGTCTACAAACTGCTCAAGAGCGTTTCGGGGCAGGACACGCTCGACATTCAAATCGATGGCCGAGACTATATGAATCTTGTGATTGATAATCCAATCAAAAAGTCGGCGACGAAATTTCGTTTGAAATTGCTGGACATTAACGAGGACATTATCGAGTTTCCGGACATCCACATGAATGTCGTGACGACTTTGCCGTCCGTCGACTTCCAGCGCATCACCCGTGACATGGGTAACCTGGCGGTCGAGATGGACATCATTCGGGAGGATCAGAAGTTGATCCTGAGCTGCAAGGGTGACTTTGCAGACCAGATGACGAGCATCGAGTTCCCGGACCCTCCAGTCAAGCGCACGGGCAACACCTTCAGCCTCAAGTACATCAATCTGTTCACCAAGGCGACCAATATGTGCTCGAGCGTCCAGCTCATGCAGGACTCTGAAAATGAGAACATGCCAATCATCTTCAGATATACGATTGCTAATTTAGGAGATCTGAAGTTCTATTTAGCACCTAAAATTGATCCTTAAAAATTAACGTCAATTATCAGAGATGGAGGCTAGGTTTAATACAAGAGTCCAAGAGTGCACGTCTCAAGATGAACTGGCCGAGTACCTACTGGACTGTGTTAACATAATAAAGGACTACACAGCCGAGGCTTCAGAAGAGGTGAGTACTAAGCAGTTGCTTAATTTAAAGGTGTCGAGTCGAAAGGGTGTGCAAAGGCAGGACATTTACAAAAGGTACATGAACGAGGTTGAAGGCCAATTCGACTCGTGTTCGAAGGGTCAAGATGACCACCTGAAACCGTGCAAGGGGTGTGGTGCCATGTATACACGCGTTTTTGACGAGGTGTTGAGCGAGGAGGCCTGTTCAAAGTGCGGGATGATTGAATACATTCTAGGAAACGAGATGGGGTTCAAGGAGGAACAAGAGATGGAGAAGAACGTCGTGTATTCTTACAAGCGTGAGAATCACTTTAACGAGTGGATAAGTCAGTTTCAGGCGAAAGAGTCGACGAGTGTACCGGACATTGTTGTTGACCAATTAAGATCAGAATTCAAAAAGCAAAAGATCAAAGATCTATCTGAAATTACTCACGAAAAGGTTAAGAATTTGTTAAAGAAACTTAATTACGCCAAATACTATGAACATGTACCCTATATCGCGACTATTCTAAACGGCATCCAGCCACCTACAATGCCACAGGCACTCGAGGATAAGCTCCGGCTTATGTTCCACAAGATACAAGCTCCTTTTGAGAAACATAAACCAGCTAATAGAAAGAATTTTTTGAGTTACAGTTTTGTATTGTACAAAATGGTGGAACTTTTAGGACACGATGAATACCTACCGTGTTTCCC